GGCGTACGCTGCCGCGCTTCGCTGGCGACGTCCTCGACGATGGCACGGACGGCGAGCGTGGCCTCGCGAAAGAGGACCTGGCGGCTCTGCTCCGCGTGCAGCAGGGGGATGTTCGGGACGGTGAGCTTGTAGGTGATGAATGGTGTAGCCATGCGTTATGCCTCCCCCTCTTCCCCGCGTATACGCGTGATGAAACGATGCACCTGCGTAAGACTCAACGGTGTGCCTTGGCGCGTGGTGAAACCGCACGTAGCGAGCAACGCCACAATGCCGCGTAGAGAGGTCCCACGGCGATGCTCACGGCGAACACACGCGATCAGGGTTTGCTCCCTTTCCTCCGCCACCAGGGTCTTCCCATCGGGAGCAACGGTGAAACCATAGGGCAGATCCCCACCGGTACGCTGCCCTTGCGCGCGCTTGTGGACCAGGGCAAGCTTTGTCATCGTGGAGATACGTCGTGCGCATTTCACACAGAGCAGGCGTGGCTTCGGATTGCGTGGCCTGCATGCATGGCTGAAGGTCTCCGGATTGCTCGCTTGCCAGTACCGCACCATCGTAGTCTTCGAGCCACCAATGATGTGCACGACGGCATCTTGCGTGTCTTTCTCACCGCGCGTGCGCAACTCCACGCGGGCAGCGTGTATCTTGTCAAGAATCGCCCGCTTCAGCGCCATCAGCCCACCTGCCTTACTTGCATCTTATAAAACGGATGTCCCGGCCCACCCAGGATGCCTTGCACCTGCCACGTCGTGCCATCCGCGCGGTCGACATCGTCATAGCGCATCGGCGTCCACGTGACCAGCGCCGTCTGGATGCGGCACTCTAGATCGTTGCGCAGGATCGGCTCCAGGTCGATCTCGCTCGCCCGAAAGTGCTTGAGGCGCGCCTGCACGGTGTACACCACCGGCGTGGCGTTTGGCGCGCTGCGGTTGCGGTACGTCAGCGGTTCCATGAGGTCGCCATACATCTGCACCGCGTGGTTGGCGAGTTGATCCATGGCGATCTGGGAGAGCATAGGAGCACCTCAGTAGAGCTTGATCACCGTGCGCTTGCGTGTCCCTAGCGTCTGCAGCGTGCCACTGCTATCGAGCGCGAGTGCTCGGTCGTAATACGGCCGCTCACTCTTGCCGCGTTGCAGCGAGACGCGCGTATCGCCGTCGCCGATGTCCGTGGCCCGTGGGTCAATGAGACACACGTTGTCGGCGGCGAGGTACGTTTCAATCGTCTCGAGCATCGGATCGGCCGTCCCGGTCGGGACGAGATACGTGTCCACCATGACCGATGCCATGTCGATACACTGCTGCACCTGCTCGTCCGTCGCCGACGTGGGACAGATGAGGCGGACCTCCTCGATGGTCGTGCGCTGCGGCACGTGCGCCTCCTAGCGGTGTGAGCGCGCTCTGGTCGGCTCTTCCGCCGCCGGCGGTTCCTCGGTCGGCGCTGGTGTCGCCTCGGCCAGGACGTAGCCTTCCGGCGGGAGCGCAAAACGATCAGGGAACGCCTCAAGTTGTTCCTGCGTCGGCGTGATCACGTCGCCCGTCTTATACTCCACGGTGACCTGCGTGCCCTCGGCATCTTTTTCCTGGCGCGAGAAGGGCCCTGTTAAGCGATACTGCTGTGTCTGCGCTGGGACGTCTGCCACGGTCGTCTCTCCTATGCCAGTCCACTATAATGCACAATACCGGTCTGATTGGCTCCATCCGTCTTGATGCGCGGCACAATGGAGCCGATGACGCGCACGTGCTGTGCCAGCCCACCCATGATTTCCCACGGCACGTTGGCCGGGTCCAACTTGATCGCGAGATCGACGGTGCGCCGCTGGAGTTCCACAAGGGCGGCCTGGCCAGCAGGCATGGCAAACGTCGGTTTGATCGAGACAATCTGCGGGAAGGATTGCTGAAGACGCACGAGGGAGTTGAACGCAGTGTCCACGCCTTCTTTCGCGTGCAACTGGCCATATTGAGCCACATTTAAATACAGGCCGTACGGACCAGGACGGTGCAGGGCAAGCATATCGGTATACATGCCAAGAATCGTGGTATAAATCCCATCAGCCGTCGCCCAGGACGCGCCACTTTTCGTCACCCGGTTCGGATGCGTGCGGTAGCCGTAGATGGTGTTGCCATCCACCGAGAACTCTGACGCCCCGTTGACCAGCCAATTTTCAAACGTCTCCGCCACTGAGCGCTGCGCTTCTTCCGTGTACGCCGTATCGAGGGTCCCACCAAGGCGCTGCACCGCTTCAAGTTCGGTAATGTCGAACTCGTAGTCCTCAAACGCGAAGGGCAGTGGTACGAGGTGCGGCGTCACACGTAAGCGCTGGTTGTTCCCGGCTGCCGACGCCCGCATGTCCGTGGTGGCCGGGTCCATACGTCCGATGGCCTGATACTGCGACGCCGCAATGCCGAGCGAGGGAATGGTCTGCGTCAGGCCGCGACTGGTGAGGTCCATCACAGCGCCCATGTACTGCTCGGCGACGCGCAACCAGAGGTTGTCAATCTGCAGCCACTGTTCTCTGAGCAGCGTCGCATGGGTATAGAGCTGCGCCTCACGCGTCCTGGACGCCTGCACGCGCAAGTGCGCAATCCCCTGCGGCGACAGAATCGAGGGTGGTGGCCCGCCACGCAGGGCCTGGGTTTCAAGTGCAACAGGCATAGGGGCCCTTTCTATTGCGCGACAATGCGCACCAGCAGGCGACCGGGGGTGGGTTCGCCCACGGTCGATTCGTCTTCCATGGCTTCGGCGACGATGACACCCGTCGTCGCCGGCCGCAGCAGCCCGTTGCCGGCGGATTCCAGCGCGCTCCCCTTCGTGATCGCGACGCCGATGGCACACCGCGCGAAGATGCGCGCGCCCACGCTCGGCGCCAGGGTCGGCACGGTATCGCCCGCCGCGTAGTCGTCGTCCGCCCCTTTGCCAAACTGCCAGTTGCCGTCGGCAAAGAGCGGCGCGGCCCGCCCCGCCGCCGTCGCGTGCCGCCGCACTTTGCCGAGATCGGCGCCGGCCGTGGGGATCACCTCAATGAGATCGCCGGGCGTGATCACGGCTTGCGCAGTCGCGTGGGACTGGTTGCAGGGGCCCCAACGAAGGATGGCGTCATTATCAGCCATAGCGCTACTCCTTCTTGGTGAGGATGGAGAGGGGCTTCCAGGCGTCTTCACCGCCGTCCTGCTGACGCAGCGCAGGCAGGCCCTGGCCGGCGTACGAGGGCTCCTGGGCGAAAGTCAGAGGCACGAGCTGTTCCAATTCGTGAAGTTCGAGCGCCTTGAGCCGCGCTTCGCTGAGGGGATATTTCGCCGCCACGAGCGCAGTGATCATGGCCTGCTTGCGTGTGTCATGCGCACGGACCATTTGGCCCATAGACTCCCGCAGATTCTCCGGAAGGCTGGCGAGCGCTTCATCCACCGTTGTTGGTTCCGGGGCTGGTGGTGTGGGCTCGAGACGCGTGAGCTGCTCTTCGCTCATCGCTTCGAGCATGGCGCGGTCGCTCTCCGTCCACTTCGTCTTCGTGATGAGCGCGGTAACACGCGCTTTGACCGCCTCAGTGGCCATAGGAGGGTCCTCCTGTTCGTGGGTGACGGGCAAGTAGGTGGTCTGCCTCTGCACGTCCGTGGCGCCCTCGGTGAGGGCAATCTGGCCGTCCGTCTCGGTCCAGGAACGTTGCAGCAAGCGTTCGCCCTGGCGGTAGGTAAAGGTTTGATTGGCCACGTCGACCGCATCTATAAAGATCGGAGTGAAATCAACAGACATCTCCCGCGCCAGTGCTCCGTACAGACTTTCCCTAATGTCAGCGTCAGTCAGGTGTGTCCTTAGTGGTGGTGTCGGCAGTTGCCGCGCCAGCGCACAGACCTGCTCCTGCGTGCCATCGCCCACGTAGTAGCCATTGACGAAGACGGCCGGCGCACCCGGCTCTCTTCCGGTCTCTTCCTGCTGTACCTTGGGAGAAGCGTGGAGCGAGAAGCGAGAAGCAAGGAGCGTGGAGCGAGAAGCAAGGAGCGTGGAGCGAGAAGCGGGATCCGAACTTCCTGCTTCCTGCTTCCTGCTTCCTGCTTCCTGCTCCCTGCTTCCTGCTTCCTGCTCCTCCTGCTGTACAAACGTTTTGAGCGTGTGCACAAAGCCGCGCCAGCCGCGCGCCTGAGCATGATCCATAGGCGTCTCCTGATGGCAGGTGCACTGCTGGTTGAGGCGCGGCGAACCGCAGCCGCTCTGCCAGTCGCAGGCGCCGATGCCGTTGGGTAAGAGGGCGAGATGGTCTGGGCGGAGATCGTGGTGCACCTCGCTGAAAGGCACACCGTAGAAGGTGCCAGACGTCTCTTCAGCGTAGGAGTAAAAGCCGGTCGAGAGTTCTAACGGCGTCTGCGCTTCGAGCATCGTCATGGCCTGCACGGCTTCGCCGCCGACCGCCTGCACCTGAGCGACGTCAAGCCAGAGTTCCGCCTGCAAGCTGGTGACCGTATGCCCCTGACGCTGGCCAGTCCCCAGGCGTGCACGGTAGAGATGCCCGACGCCGGACGCCGCGAGGACCTCGGGGGTGCGCGCGCTCATGGGCACGCCCTGCGCATCGAGTGGGTGGTTGAGCACCACTGGCACGTTGTTCCAGTCAGGTGCGACGAGTTCGCTGCCGGGAATGTAGGCACCATTGAGCACGCCTTCCACAATTAAAACGGCGGGGGCAGTTAAGTATTCGCGGTTGTTCAGGGTGAGACGCGCGGGTGGGACGGTCAGGGCGGTAGCGATGGTGAGGCGCCGTGTCGTGCGTGGCATGCGTGTGGTCCAAACAAAAAAAGCCCATCCGTCTGAGGGACACCTCAGGAGGATGAGCATCATGTAGAGTGGCTCGCTTGGTGCTCTCAGCACCAGCAATCGATGCTACAGTATCGTCAGAGTGCTACGTCTTTGTCAAGTCCGTTTCCCGTATCGCTTACCCGGCTTTTGTGCGACACCTCGACCATCTCGACCTTCCCATTGACATGATGGTACGTCACCACACCCGTCTTCCGCGCTTCGCAAAAGTGCACCCACACTTCGAGGACCTCGCGCGTCACGCCGTGGCGCTGGAGGATCCCGAGCAGCGCGGTCGCCGAGCGCTCAGGCATCGAGAACCCTCCCGTTGACACTGCATCGGCATTGCGGATGAGCTGGTGGAAACATCACCGGCCCGACAGGTGTCTGAAACGGCTCATCGAGGCGCACACCGTTCGGGTTCAGAGACGGCACTTGAGTACAAATAGTCCTACATGTTCTGTCGTCAGGCGTGACCAGCCAGAAGCGGCGATAACTCGCACGATCTAAGGTCCCCTGACGCGCTGCCTCCTCAAGTAACGCGTGATTGCCGGCGTGCGCACTCCAGATGCTTTCCGTCCTCGCGATGTTTTCCACCCTGAGCTGCAGCGCCCGCCTCGCGGCCCGGTCCACGGCTTGTTGCGCCTGTGTTCGTGTCTTGCCGGCGTCGAGCAGCCGCTGGCGCAGCGCCTCGAGGGCCTCCGTCTGGCGCGGCGTGAGGCCGACGAAGGATGCGAGATCGCGCATCATCTGGGTCATGCTGCGCCCGTCCTCGAACCCGCTCCGGATCACCGCGCGCACGTTCCGGAGCGTCGTCTCGCCAATGCCGACGATCTGCGTCCCGGCGTAGGTCTCGATGGCCGTGAGGGCCTCGGGGACCACCACGCCAAACTGCACGGCGATGTCGGCCCCTAGT